TGCACAAACAGTCGATCCAGTTGACGCCGATCCGTATGTCGATTAGGGGACGATGTAGTGGGTGTTCTAAATTACATACTCTAACCTACGAAATACCACACAACTCAAAACGGAGAAGGATCGTGAAGGCCATCGCGCAGCTTTCGCTGTTCTGAATTCAATTTGTTTAATGGAGAAAACAAAATGCCAGCAAAGACGAAAGAACAACCGTCAAAAGAGTGGTTATGGGAGAAGTACTGGAAGATGGGCAAATCGACAAGTCAGATTGGCGCAGATTGGGCTGCTGCTATCGGCAGGGAAGTTCCTTTCGGATCGCGTTGTATTTGCACGTGGATGAGGAAGCATGACATTAGCCTTCGGCCTAAACACTGCGGTGTCGTTCGGTATTCCAAGACTTCTAAGGCACGGGCACTTACTGCGGAGCGACTGGCGGAGTATCGCGGGAAAAACCCTCCCTCTTCCGAAAGTAATAAAAGAGGGCGTGCTAAAAGTGCTTGCGTGCGAACAAAGCGCGCATGGGAGACTCGGATTTGCTGCCTCCCTGGATGCAAGGAGCCTGTTCGTAAATACAAAATCAAGTTCAGGGAAACGTGGTTCTGCTGTCCTTCTCACATTATGAAATATCATCGAGCGAGACAAAAAGAGCGCAAACACGATGCCATGCTCGAAAGGATGCAGCAAGAGGCCGACGCTCTCCTGCTCAAAGCGCAGCAGGAAGCACGCGATAAGCTGGCAAGAGGCTACTGAACAGCACACTTGACAAACAGGCCGTCTTTAGGTTACGATATACCAATCGAATATTTCGGCGGTCTGAACTTTACCCGTCCTTCGAGTGCCAGCATAGGCATTCTGAGGGCGGGTTTTCGTGTTTTCAGCCCATTCGGATTGAAAGCATTGATTTCTAAGAGGGGTTTTTCAATGGCCGGTACTGGCGGCGCGAGACCTGGAGCGGGCAGAAAACCGAGATCAGAGAAGTTTGCTCGTCCGATTGCGGCCGCTGAAAAGCGGATTGCAGACCATCTGCCGAAGCTCATTGACAACATGATCGAGCAGGCAGATGCTGGGGATTACAAAGCGAACGAGTATCTGATCAACCGGATCATGGGGAAACCGACGGAGAGGCATGAGCACGACATCGACACCGAGATTGCTGAACTCCTGGCGCTCATTGCCGATGGCGGAGAAAAAGAAACTCCGTGACGCACTGCGAAAGCGGGCCGAGATTGTAACCGGCGTCAAGCCTCTGGAGGTAGCGCTTACCGGCAGCGAACTGGAATGGCAGCCGTGGCTTGCAAAGTATTTTCCGCATGTGGCGACCGCGCCTTTCGCGGAGCGGCATGTTCGGCTCTGGGAGTGGTTCGATGCACTGAAGCCATCGGATCAGCCTCGCCCGCGCATCGAGATATGGCCGAGAGGCGGAGCGAAGAGCAGTACTGGAGAACTTGGGTGCGTTCGGTCGTGCGTGAAGTTGTCCAGGCGCTTTGTGCTCTACGTGAGCGGTACGCAGGAGAAGCAGGCGAACCCGCATGTCCAGGCGATCGGCGGACATCTGGAGCGTATCGGCGTCGAGCGGGCTCTGAACAACTACGGGAACAGCCGAGGATGGACAGTCAATCTGCTGCGAACGGCGAACGGTTTCAACGTCGCGGCACTGGGGCTGGATGCGGCGAGCCGGGGCGTGAAGCTTGATCAGTACCGTCCGGATCTCATCATTCTGGACGACATCGACGACCTGAACGACAGCCGCGCGACGGTCGAGAAGAAGGTCAGGATTATCACGACCTCGATCCTGCCGACAGGGTCTCCGGACTGCGCGGTGCTGGGGCTTCAGAACCTCATCCGGCCCGATGGCGTGTTCGGACTGCTTCAGAGCGGGGAAGCCGACTTCCTGCACAACCGTGAACCGGTCTTCATGGAGCCTGCGGTACATGGCCTTCATGTCGAACCGGAGCCGCGCGAAGACGGCGGCAAGTTCTACCGGATACTGGCCGGAACCGCAACGTGGCGCGTTCAAGCGAGAAGCGCAGCACGAAGTCGAAGGTGCCGACGGCGTATTCTTCAAGGTTTCTATGCTGGAGCGGATCGCGCCGGAAGATGTGCCGGTTTTGCAGTCGGTGTGTCTGGCGGGGGATCTTGCAGCGACAGAGAACGGCGGCGATCATACCTCGTTGGTCATGTTGGGCCGGGCGAAGAACGGCACCTATTACGTTATGGCGGTCATTCGCGGGCAGTGGTCGTCGGAGAGGGTGCGACAGGTTATCACGCTCGCCAGTGACTTCTATCTCGGGCGGCAATCGGCGCTCTTGACGCAGCGCGTGATACTCCACCTCCCGCAAGATCCAGGGCAAGCCGGTAAAGATCAGGCAGACCAGATGAAACGGGCGTTCGCGAAGTGGAAGCCGAAGATCGAGCCGGTCAGCGGATCGAAGGCGACCAGGGCGACCGGCTTTCAGGAGGCCGTCAACGTTGGGAATGTGTTTTTGGTTGACGAGGATTTACCGGAATGTTTTCGGGCATACGTGGGCGGACTTTCGTTCCTGTCCTGGCAGAACGCTTTCAAGAGCGTTCTCAGGGATTTTAAGGCAGACGAGACCGATCAACTTGACGACGACGTTGACGCTGCGGCGGATGCATTTAACGAATTGACGGAGCGCCGCGAGCGCAAGACGGACGGATGGAGAGGTCGAACCGGTGGCTATGCCTGACAACGCAGCACAACCTGCAGAATCGACGCAAGCGAAACGGATCGCGATGGCGGCCGCACTGTTGAACGTGCAGGCGGTTCCGTCCGGGTACGGCGCGGTGCGTCTGCACGCGGCAGAGGCGCAAGCGTATCACGCTCTTAATCCCTATCCGTGGTGGCATTTCACCGACTGGAAAGTCGACGACCGAGGGCCGCATCCGCGCTGCATGGCGTTCGGAAAGAGCATCGTGGTTCGGTCGGCGCGCTGGCTGTTCGGCAAACCGATCCAGTTGAACTGCACGAACAATCCAGACTTGCAGACTTACCTGCGCGATGCATGGACAGAGAACCGGATGCGCAGCAGAATGCGGGCAGCGGCGGAGAAGGGCGCACAGCAGGGCGGCGTTGTGTTGAAATTCTCGTACGACGGTACGGCGCCGACGCGGAAGCTGCGGTTTCAGATCCTGTCACCGGTCGATAACTGCAAGCTATTTTATGATCCGCACGACCGGGAGTGTCTGCTGATGGCGAGGGTGCAGTACCCCTACCTCGACAACACGCTCGGCAGATGGATGTTGTACCGCGAGGAGTGGACGGACGAAACATTCCGCCGTTACAAACCGATCCCGGCTATGTTCATCAACCAGGCGGTCGGCAACTGGCAGTATTTCGAGCAGGTTGCGGTCACCGAGGACGGCAAGGCAGAGCCGGACCTGTATGGCAAGTGGGAGATAGAGACGGAGGGCGCAAACCCGTTCGGACTGATCCCGCTTCAACCGATCCGCAACATTGACATCGACGATGCGTTCGGCACTGGAGATCTCTGGGGTCTCTACCGCATGTGGGACAACGTTAATCTCACGTACGCCGGCATGAACTCCTCCAACCAGTTCGACAGCGTTCCGAACGTGGTCTATCAGGACATCAACATTAGTGCGCAGGAGGCGGACAGGGCACTCGCGCCCGGCGTCCCGATCTCGCTGAAATCCGATGAAGACGACGACGGAAAGCCGGTTTCGTCGGGCAAAGCGTATCTGCTGGAGCCGAAGGGAAACCTGCGTCCGGCCATGATGGAGTACGCGAAAGACCTTCGCAAGCAGATCCTTGTGGCGGCGTCTTCGGTCGATGTCGATCCGGAGGACTTCACCAACAAGGGGAACCTGACGGAAGCGGTTCTGCTACAGCTTTTCGCGCCGCTGATCGAGTTGACGGAGGAGAAGCGGGAGAGTTACGGACAGAACGGCGTCTGTCAGTTCCTGGAGAAGTGTGCGGTCGGCCTGACCAACCTGACGGACGGGCCGACGGTCGGCAAGATCAAAGAAATCGGCGGCGTCGATCCGGTCGACGAAGATACCTTCGATGTGCAGATCCAGTGGCCGAACTACTTCCAGTTGTCGCAGGACGAGATGGCGGCGGTTGTGGCGCGGACGCAGGAAG